ATCTTGGTTGGGATCAAAAAGAAATGAGTAAATTTATGGAAATCTCTTACAATGTTATGGAGGGCGATGGTAGGTTTATGATCGCACTACTTGGGTTGTTAAACTACGATTTAATCGCCACAGAGACGGTTGTTCCGCCTAAAAAGATAGATCATATAGCCTTTGGTCGTAAAGTGCCTAAGAACGAATATAAGGTCGTTACGATTAACTTACCAAAGCCTAGAGGTAAAAGAGTTTACTCCCGTATGTTTACGGGTCAAGGATCGCCAAAGCGAGAGCATTGGAGACGAGGACATTGGAGAGTTTTGAAAAACAAGCAGGGTAATGTTCTTAAAAGAATTTGGATAGATCAACAAAAGGTCGGCAATCAAGAGTTGGGCAAGATTACACATGATTATGTATTAAATAAAAAAGATGCTTGACATGGTATTGAATACTATAGTAACTATAGAGAACTATCTTAACTAGCAAAGGAAGGAAAGTAAGATGAGCAAAGAAGCAGATCAAATATTAGAACTTTATAATAAACAAGTTTTATCTGTAAAAATACTTAATAAAATTAAAGATCACATTGCTACTGAAATGAAAGAATATAAGCAGTACATGGAATCTGATTATCAAGACAGTTTTCAAGATGCTTTGTTTGAGGGCAGAAACGAATATGCTGAAAGTTTATTAAAGCAAATAAATGAATGGGAGAAATCATAATGAGTAGACTATCTGACAAACTACTTGAAGTAGAATTGTTCGTAGGTGAGCAGTTGCAGGACTACACAAACGAGCAAGTGTTAAAGCAAGTCAAGATCAAGTTTGGTGTTGATATGTATGTAGAACATGCAAAAGATTTGTTGAATGAATTTCAACAAGAACTTAACTTTCAGAGGTTACAACCATGATATTAGTTAAAAGAATAGATATGGCATTACATATCCAAGAGTTAGCCGCATTAGAGAACATAACTGTAAGTTATCAATCGCTAACAGAAACTAATCCTAGGTATTCTGCTATTCCATCTAGGCGACATATAACCATTAGACCGACTAAGAATACGGGATATTATGTGTCTGCCTTACATGAAATCGGGCATATACTTGGCGGTAATCAATCTCGTAATAACACAACAAAGGAGAAAGAAATTGGTGCATGGATTTGGGCAATGTTACATGCGATTGTATGGACAGATACTGCGGATCGGGTCATGGCTAAAGCGCTACGTTCATACGGTATTAGTCAATCTGAAATAGAGGAAATCCAACATAAATGGAATCCAACAACAAGAGATGAGGAGCGACAAATTGCTTAATGAAAAATTTATAAAAATACATATTCAACAAGCTACTCCGTACAAAATTACCTTTATAGATAAAATTGTTCGGGCTTTGCACAAAATGAAAAAATGGTAAAGCGAGCAAAAATTCATAGCACTAGCAGATTATGGGAAAAATCTCTTAAAAAATCTGCTAAGGCTAAAGAGCGCCAGCGGACAAAACGAAGAATTGTTCGGGAAATTAAGGAGGAATAAATGGGCGAGTATGAATGTATAGATTGTAACGAAATATTTTGGGCAGAAGAACCACCTTATCCAAAAGATCAATGTGATCGTTGTAAAGAAGAGGATAAGAGCGATGGTTAAAATGTTCGTATTAATATGTGTCGTATGGGCAGATGTTAGTCACCATGATGACGGTGAACAGAAGTGTATCATTCACCAAAGCCAAGTGCAATATGCGACTATGAATCAATGTCGTGCCGATATAGTTAAAAGCGAATTGCTCATTGAAGGCGCTATATTTGATAATTTTGGCGAAGAGCCAATAGATCACAAAATTATGGCTAGTTGCATGGGAGGCGTATAATGGCTAATAAAAAACAGAAGAATTGTTCGCAGTGTAAAGAAAAAATTATTATCGGTATGGAACTGGTGATGAATAACCGAACAATTTGTTTAGGCTGCGCTACAGAAAAAGGTATATCCCAAAAATTAAACGCATCGGTTTTGCATCATATGAATTGCTCTTATGAATTAACTTCATGCCCCGAATGTTATCGGAACTATGCCGAAATGATGGAGCATTTGGGCTACTCTTGTACCCTAAATGGTACGTTCTATAAACAGACAGATGACCCCAAAATTGTGGTGCTTTATGAGTGATTTACTTACCACTTACCAACTTACTCGGTAAGTAAAAATGACGGTAAGTAGTAAGTCATTGAAATTGTTCGGTTTTTTGAAGCAACTTACGGAGGTTACTTCTTACTATGGTAAGTTAGTTTTTTGCTCTAAGTCATTGATTTTTATGGCTACTTACCAACTTACCGAACTTCCCCCCTAAAGGGGGGTTTAGGGGGCGGTAAGTAACCCGCCCACCAACCCTATTAAACTAACGTAGAATGGAGACAAAATGGAAAACCCGTTAGAGAAAAAGAGAAGAGGCTATTTATCATTTTTTTGCGATGGTGTCATAGACGCTGTTGCACGTTGTGAACTTGATATTAAAAAAAAATCATCTGCTTATTACAAACAAGGATATGATTTTGGTTTAACTTTTCGTGACGCATTAACGAAAGAAGATTTGGATGAAATTAGACAGGAGAAAAAGTAATGCCAAAAGTAGCTGAGAATTTAACGAAGGAACAGCGATTAGCTGGATGGAAAAGATTGACTGACAAACAGCAAGATTTTCTGAATAACTTTATGCACAAGGATATGACGCAGACATCGGCTGCTAGAGCAGCGGGATACGCAAACCCTGGAGTCGATGCTGTGAGGTTGTTGCGTAACCCAGTTGTGCAGGAAAGATATCAGGAAATGCGTGAGGAAGCCCGTAGTCGCTTCGGGGTCACAATTGATAAGTCGGTGCGGGATTTGTTAAAGATTCGTAACGAGGCGTGGGAGAGCGGGAAGTTTGGTGAGGCTATCAGAGCTGAGGAACTGCGTTTAAAGGCTACAGGACTGCTTGTAAATAAGGCTCACGTGCTACATGAACGAACAGATAGCATGACAAGGGAGGAAATATTGTCAAAACTACAGGAATTCCAAGACATTGCACAGAAACGCATGAAAATAGCGAACAAATCCCATAAAGACCCAGACTTGATAGAACAAAGTAGCGTAAAACCCAAAAACTAGCATATTTACTTAGACAGGGTGTAGGCACGGAGACCGAAGAATTGTTCGGACTCGCAGCGGGATCGGGGTGATCGGGGCTGGATCTGGGCGTAATCGGGAGAATTGTTCGGCTTCAGGCAGGTCAACCCCCCTGAATCGGATCGGGATCGGGCTTCTCCAGCAGCGGGGATCGTACAATTGTTCGGAACGGCAGCAGGTTATCCCTGGGATCCAGCAGCGGACATGGGTGTGTCGTACCAATGCCTACGTTACCACTGCTGTCTATTCGTATAAATAACACAATATGAACAATTGTTCGGAAAAAGAAGCCCTGCAGCCTGGAAGGATCGGGTTTAACCTGGCTGCCTGACCTGCTTGCTGGAACAATTGTTCGGAAACCTTCACCTGCAGCTCCAGGCGTTCCTGCTGCGTATGAACAATTGTTCGGGCAGGTTCCCTGGAGGCTGCCAAAAAAAAAGAGCAGGAAAACCAAAACCTGCTCTTTTTACTTTTACAATTAAACAAAGGATATTTAAATGCTTGATATATTATATATAGTAACTGTTGCTAATCCTGTCAAGTAAATAAAAATAAAAAAAAATTATTTTATCTGTTGACACATGTGGCAATCATTGCTATATATATATCAAGTTAAACAAACAAAAGGAACTAAGCCAATGAAATTTAATAAAACAAATACAACTTATGGAACACATCTTCAGGGTAATGTTGGGGCAACTTATCAGGAGCTGGTAGAAGTTTTCGGAGAGCCAACAAGATTTGAATGGTCTGAGGAGTCTGATAACAAAGTAGATGCTCAATGGGCTATCAAGTTTGAAGATGGCACAATAGCAACCATATATAATTATAAGAACGGACTTAATTACTTAGGAGCAGAGGGTAAGAGAGTTAGTCAGATAATGATGTGGAATGTTGGTGGACACAGCGAAAGAGCTGTAACATTGGTCAATGACGAAGTTATTGAATGGCAGCACAGACTTCACGAAACTGGCAAATCAACGAACAATTTAGTGACAGCCTAATTGTTCGGAACGGGATCGGGGAAACCTGATCCTGTTTTTTCTGGCAGCGAAGTGAACAATTGTTCGAGAAGCAGCTCCCCCAGCAGGTGTCCATGTTCCTGCTTCGTAGTCACTTGAACAATTGTTCGGGGTTAACAGCAGGAGGTCAAAATGACAGAGGAATACAAACAGAGCTGGAGATGGATAGTTTGGGTTGGTGGTACAGATGATTACTACAAAGACTATTCACGAGCAAAGCAACACGCAGATGAA